CAGGCGAAGATATACCAGGCTTTTCATATTACGGTGTTCCTGGCGAAGGTGCTATGGGGTACATTAGCCCAGAAGGTGTTAGAGACGATACTATTAGTATTATGTCAAATGAAGAGCTAAGAAGACAAGCAGCACAAGGTCTTGGTACAGGATTAGATCCAGCTGGTAAGGTTATATATCAAAAAGAGGTATTTGGTGAGCCTGATTATTCAAGATATACATACGGATATAGTCCTAAGTTTTTAGAAATTATTTCTCAAAACCCAGACTATAGTTTACAAGATTTAACTGCAGCCGATTACGGTATGGGAGTCAATTAATGTTACCTGAAGAACAAGGAGTATCTAACTAATGTTACCTGAAGAACAAGCTATGCAAATGCCTATGCAAGGCGATATGATGCAACCACAAATGCCTATGGGCGAAGTTAGTCAAATGGAGATGCAAGAAGCTCAAGAGGGATTAATACAGATCCTACAAGTTATTGAAACACTCATTCAACAAGGCCTTACAGAAGACGAAATACTTGCACTTTTAGCACAATACGGTATTACTGAGGCTGAATTAGAGCAAGCAGCTCAAGTATTAGGCGTAGATATGGAGCAGTTGCTAGGTGGGGCACAAATGGAGCAACCGCAAATGGAAGTACCGCAACAGCCTATGATGATGTCTATGGGTGGTGCATTATCTAATCAAGATACAAAAATAATTAATTCTGCTTTGAATGTGCTAAATCAAGAAATTAAAAAATATTCTCAATCAGGTCGTTTATCCAATCAAAATATAGCTATGGGTCGTAGTATGCCCACACCTAGCGAATCTCTACGTCTTAGTGATATGGCAGATGCAAGAAGAGATATGGTTGAAAGGCAATCAGGTCGTTTATCTGATAAAGATATAGCTATAGCTCAAAGTATGCTTACGCCAGACAACGAACCTATGTTTCAAAGCAGATCACCAGAAGAGCAAATATTTTCTTTAAATAATCGTATTCAAAACTTAATGACATCTTACGATATGTTAGTAAGAAATAAAGAGTTTGATAGAGCGCAAGAAGTTGTTAATCAAATTGATAAAGTTCAACAACAAATTATTGCTATTCAAGCTCAAAATGTCCCACAAATGAATATGGGATTAGGTCAAAAAAAAAATTAAATTTTAGTGCTGCCAAACCAACAGACTTTGGTTCTATAAGACCTAAATGACCGATCCTAATTTTTCTCATTTATCCGATTCAGAAATACGAGAAACTCTTATGTTACAAGAGCGTCTAGCTCTAATAGAACAACAAAAGCAGTGTCAAGAATCTTTTTTAGATTTTATCAATTACATGTGGCCAGAGTTTATTTGTGGCAGACATCATAAAATTTTTGCACAAAAGCTAGAAGAAGTTGCTAATGGAACTTGTAAACGCTTAATTGTTAATATGCCTCCTAGACACACTAAATCAGAGTTTTGTTCTACATATTTTCCTGCTTGGATTATGGGTAAACAGCCCAACCGTAAAATAATGCAGACCACTCACACAGGCGAGCTAGCTGTAAGGTTTGGTCGTAAAGTTAGAAATATGATGGATACTGAAGAGTATAAAAAAATATTTAGTAAGGTAGAACTACAAGCCGATTCAAAGTCTGCAGGTAGATGGGAAACAAACAAAGGCGGAGAATACTTTGCTGCGGGTGTAGGTGGAGCTATAACAGGCCGTGGTGCGGACTTACTTATTATTGATGATCCACACTCAGAACAAGATGCACTTAGTCCCACAGCTATGGAGGCTTGTTGGGAATGGTACACTTCTGGGCCTAGACAGCGTTTACAGCCTGGTGGAGCTATCATATTGGTGATGACTAGGTGGAGTTCGCTAGATCTTACAGAAAAGCTATTAGAAGCCCAAAAGGAAGAGTTAGCTGACCAGTGGGATATTGTAGAGTTCCCTGCTATTTTTGAAGACTCTGGTAATCCTTTGTGGCCTGAGTTTTGGAATATAGACGAACTTAATAAAGTAAAAGCTTCACTCCCTACACAAAAATGGAACGCCCAGTGGATGCAAACCCCAACCTCAGAAGAAGGTTCTATTATAAAACGAGAATGGTGGAGAGCTTGGGAGTATGATTCTTTGCCACCAGTTAAATATATTATTCAAAGTTATGATACTGCCTACAGTAAAAAGCAAAACTCTGACTACTCTGCTATTTCAACTTGGGGTGTATTTAATCCTACTCCTGATGATCCAGACTCTATTATTTTGCTTGATGCACAAAAAGGTAGGTGGGACTTTCCTGAACTAAAACGGGTAGCTTATGAGGAATATAAATATTGGGATCCTGATATGACTTTAGTTGAAGCTAAGGCATCTGGTACGCCACTTACACACGAACTGCGTAGATTAGGTATTCCTGTGGTAAATTATTCCCCTACAAGAGGACATGACAAATCAACTAGGATGCACTCTGTTGCACCTATATTTGAATCTGGGTTAGTTTGGGCACCACCAAAAAAGTTTGCAGAAGATATGATTGAAGAATGTGCAGCTTTTCCTTTTGGTAAAAATGACGATTTATGTGATACTATGTCTCAAGCCCTAATGCGTTTTAGGGAGGGCGGTTTGGTTTCGCTACATGATGATTATGCAGATGAAGAAAGAGTAGTGATTAAAAGGGCATATTACTAATGGCAATAGAAAAACAAGACAATACTCCAGAACCAATAGATTCTTTACAAGGTACTGAAGATATGACGGTTGCTGTGGAGGCAATAGAAGAAGCAAACGAAGAGGATTTTGAACTACAAGAAGACGGTAGTGCTATTTTAGGTGGTATGGATGACATGCCAGTGGATGATGGCTTTGGATCTAATTTAGCGGAGTTTTTAGATGATAATCAACTAAATACAATATCTATAGAACTAACAGCAGGTATTGAAAAAGATAAATCTTCCAGAGAAGACTGGGAAAAAACTTATACAGACGGTCTTAAATACCTAGGCATGAAGTTTGATCAAGAAAGGTCAGAGCCTTTTGCTGGTGCATCTGGTGTTATACATCCACTATTAGGTGAAGCTGTCACTAATTTTCAAGCACAAGCCTACAAAGAGCTGTTACCTTCAGGTGGTCCTGTAAAAACTCAAGTAGTTGGCAAGTACGATTCAGTTGTAGAAGAACAAGCACAAAGAGTTTCTGATTTTATGAACTATCAAATTGTGCATGTTATGGAAGAGTTTGATGAGGAGCTAGATCAAATGCTTTTTTATCTACCTTTAGCAGGTTCTGCGTTTAAAAAAATATATTATGATGAAAATCTTGGTCGTGCTGTATCTAAATTTATAGCGCCAGAAGATTTAATTGTTCCTTATTTCTCAACTGACTTAGAAACCTGTCCTAGAATTACAAATGTAGTAAAAATGCCTGAAAATGAGCTTAAAAAGCTGCAAGCTATGGGTTTTTATAGAAAAATTGATGTAGGAACAAGTTATTCACCTGAAAGTGGGCAAATACAAGAAGAAATAGACGAATTATCAGGTCTTGAGCCTAGTTATGATCTGGGTGAAGTATCTGTTTTATACGAAGTCCACTGTAATTTAGATATAGATGGCTTTGAAGATGTAGATGAAAGCGGTGATATGACTGGTGTTAAGTTACCTTATATCGTAACTATAGATGCTAGCAGTAATAGTGTCTTGAGTATTTACCGTAATTATGCAGAAAATGACCCATTACGTAAAAAAATAGAGTATTTTGTGCATTTTAAGTTTTTACCTGGCCTAGGATTCTATGGATTTGGCCTAACACACATGATAGGTGGTCTTTCAAAGGCATCTACTAGCATATTAAGACAGTTGATAGACGCTGGCACCCTTGCAAACTTGCCTGCAGGGTTCAAAACACGTGGAATTAGGATCAGAGACGAAGATACACCCTTACAACCAGGTGAATTTAGAGATGTTGATGCTCCAGGTGGTATTTTAGGACAAGCTATACAGCCATTACCCTTTAAAGAACCTAGTCAGACACTTTTAAGCTTATTAAATTTACTGGTAAATGCGGGACAAAGGTTTGCATCTATTGCTGAAATTAACGTGGGTCAAGGTAATCCAAACGCTCCTGTTGGTACAACATTAGCCTTGCTTGAAAGATCTACAAAAGTGTTGTCCGCTATACATAAAAGACTACATAACTCACAAAAGAAAGAATTTCGTATTCTCTCTAATGTATTTCAAGAATATTTACCGCAAGAGTATCCTTATAACGTAGCAAATGCTAATAACAGTATTAAATTAACTGATTTTGATGAAAGAGTTGATATTTTTCCTATATCTAATCCAGATATATTTAGTCAATCACAACGTATTGCTATGGCACAAGAAATGATGCAATTAGTGCAATCTAACCCAGAAGTACACGGCGCAGCAGGTATTTATGAGTCATATAAACGTATGTATGCTGCTATTGGAGTGGACAATATAGAACAAATATTAATGCCGCCTCCATCAACCGAACCACAACCACAAGAAGCTGGTTTTGAAAATAACGCATTATTACTGGGTAATCCTGCTAAAGCTTTTCCAGAACAAAACCATGATGCACATATTGCAACACACATGAGTTTATTAAATACACCTCCTGTTCAAATGAACGCACAGGTCCAAGCTTTAATACATGCACATATTATGGAGCATTTACAAATGAAAGCTGATATTGTAGCCCAACAACAAATGCCACCAGAAGCTATGCAGCAGTTCCAGCAATTGCAACAGCAAGCTCAACAAGTTAGCCCAGCTGAACAGCAAGCTATTATGCGAGAAGCTAATAATTTGTTAGCACAATTTTCTGCGCCAATTATGTCTCAGCTTATTGCTGAATATACATCTAAAATAGCATCTCCTGATGACGAAGATCCATTAGTGGCTATAAGAAAACAAGAATTAGCCTTAAAAGGACAAGAATTGGC